CTTCTTTTACTCTCTTTGGGTCGTAGTCCCCTAGTAAGTTATCTGTGTTCAACTTCCTGTATGTAGAACAAGGGTCATGAGGCTTTACAGTCTTCTAAATATTCCTTCTTTAACGCGTCTTGGTCCCAGTTATCGCGTGTAACAATTTGTTTACGTACTTCATGTAGTTTGAGGGAATGTGTCGTCTGACCTATTTGCGTTCCTTCTTTCTTTTTGCTGTAGATAAACCTCCTACTCTCAATTTAGTTCCATCCTATTGATTGGGTTACTCTTGTACCTAATTATTAGCTAACGATTAGTCTTGTTTTGGGTCTTGGCTCTCGGATGGTTGCTGTTGGCCGTTGTCTTAATCCCCACTATCTACACAGATTACAATAGACTCATCATTCAATGGTACATATGGTCTATATGTGGGCCCAAACCATATGTTTGTCCTTTCTGTTCTTTGTGGTTAATCCTTCCGATTCTTTATTTAATTATATCTATCCCTAACCCAGTTCCAACATTCTTTAGGTTTCTTTAGTATGCGGCTTTCTTGGTTCCCTTTCCTTCCCAGTAATTTCTGTGCCTTGGCAGGTGTCTTGTACCTATTGTCATAGCTTATAATAAATTGGTAGCATGCTAAAATACAATTAAAAATACAATTGATAACCCATGTAAATGTCCAAGGCTCTTAACACTTCCAAATCGGATCCCTGTTCTTCTAGCTCTCTAGCGCTTGTGCTATCTATCCGAATTATCCGTGTTTCTGGGCTAATTCATACCATTCTTTTCTTGCTACGCTAGTGTTGGTAAATAGGAATGAATAAATTAAGCTGAACCAATTGTATATATATATGTACCCTATACAATGTAATAACTCTACAGCTTAACTCTTATACCAGAGTCTATATACACATTCAGTCTCGTATGTGTATATATGATAGTAAACGGTTAAACCACATATCGCTAGCCAAACAAGGTAACCAAACTGCCTTCTGTAGTTAAATGGATTTGGTGCTAACCCTTCTAACCTCTCTATCGTGAGGATATTTGCAACATGTGTACCTTTAGCATCAGCCTCTTCCAAAAACATCTCTTGCATCTTTTATCCGTCTAGCCTCTCGTCATTCCATATCCTTAAGTAGGTCATAGCTGTTTCTGCCTTCTTTCGTTGTTATAGTATAGTGCCTATAGTATCGATAATCACCTCTGGAAGTTGTAGCATTATCTCTGGGACTGGGGTTCCGGTTTTTTAATTTATAGCCGCGGCCATGTTAAGTACAGTAAGTGCCTTCGTGGGGTCTAACATTTGTGAGTTCTAAACTACGATTGACGTCATGGCGTCTCTTATGCGCTATGAAACTACAGAAACCCTACTATTGGTGACATCAAATTTAGGTTCTATCGTGTATGCGACTGTACTCACTCCTTCTCCGATAGATATTGAACTTCTTATAACTAAAGTTCGGGTGACGCCGTTGACAACTAGATTGACACTCTTTGGATCAGAACCATTTATAGGAAGATTTGGGTGACGATAATTGGTATTGTTGCCGTTCATATTTGCCTCTACAGTTTATTTCCCATTACGGTCGAAAACTCCATAAACACCTTCTACATCTTGTCCGGTTATCCCTCTGGTGTAGGTGCCCATATACGATTAGTTTTTAGGTATTTGGGGGTATGCATTTGATACACATAATAAAGGTACTGCTTGTGTGTATGAAGTTGGGTCAGTAATCTATGTGCCCTCTCTGTGACTGTTAAACACCTGTAGAAATTACTAGACCCCCTCGTAATAATGTGCGTCATTGGCAATAACAAAGTTAATGGAACTATTCTTGACCTCGGGTAGGTTAGATATATCCTTGGTTTTATTGGTTAACACTTAATTTACTACCTCAACCAGGGCTTCATACCCATCTTTACTTTTCTTCTTTGGTTCCCATTATATTATAACGTTATTCTTAAGCTCTGCATACTCGCGTTATTAATCCGGAGTCAACTCCTATATCGCCTCATGATCAGCGGGCATCAAATTAGGTCTAACAGCTATAAGGTGGATATTTTTAAAACCTAAAGATTGCAATACAAACATAGTCTTATTCCACTTCGAAACTATGTCTAATACTACAATCTTCTAGTTTTTATCTAGACGCTTAATAGCAGGGTCATGTATGATCA